GGTCGATAGCGGCGGCAACCTTACGACAGTCGGTAACCTCATCGCGACCGGGGAGGTCTTTGCCCAGGCTCATGCGTCGAAGGCTGGCTTTGCCGGCGGGTTCACCGGCAACAGCTTCAACATCGAATGGCGCCCGCCGTCGGCGCATCTGTGGATCGACACGTCGGATTTGGGCGCGATCGTCCTCGCCGACGGGGGCGGTAATGTCACGGTCGCGGGTACGCTTACCGTCAACGGCGGCGGGTACGCGATCTCCGCACCCGCCGGCGACATCAGGGCGGGAGGAAGCGTCTTTATCGGCGGGACCCAGCTCTACAATAATGGCGGCTTGGTTTACTCGCCGAACGGCCTGCGAGCGGCGCAGATGCTTTCGGATGGGGCGCTCACTGTTTCCGGCACCAGCACTCTTGGGTACTTGACTGCCGGCACCGCTTATTTTGGTGGTGATGTCACGATCCACGGTGGTGGCTACGGCCTTACTGTCGATAATGGCGGCATCACCGCAGCTGGCGTATCATCCTTTCCGAATATTACTCTATCCGCCGTCGGTGTGACCACCGCGCTCGACGCGACGTATGCCGCCGGCTCCGCAGTCGTTTATGCGCGGAATGGCGGGATGTCCGCCGCTGCCTTTAATGTCGTCTCGGACGCTCGGCTGAAGGCGGAGATTGCTAATAGCGCGATTGGCCTTGACGCGATCCTTGGCCTTGCGCCGAGGACGTTTAGGCGCATCGCTACGCCCGAACGTGAGGAGCTGGGTCTGGTTGCTCAAGAGGTGGCAACCGTCCTGCCGCACGCCGTGGCAACGATCGAGCATGAGGATGACGACCCCCGCCTCGCCATCGACTATGCGCCGATCACTGCGGCGCTGATCAACGCGGTGAAGGAACTGACCGGCCGCATCGCCACCCTGGAGGCAAAATGATCGATGCCAATACGACGCTCACACTGACGCTCCCGGCCGGCATGTGCGCGGTCATCATGGATGCGCTGCAGGCGGCTCCCTACCGAGTCGCGGCGCCGGTCATCGACGAGCTGAAGCGGCAGATCGCCGCCGCCGAGCCGGGTGCCTTTGAGCCGCAGATCGCGGCGCCGCGGGTGAACGGGATCGATGTCCGAGAGTGATTGGCGGTTCCTCTCGCGCGACCCGCTCTCGGGCGCGGTCGAACACTACAAATACGATGCCGGCGAGGACCGCTGCATTATCCGCAGGACGGTTGATCACGAGCCGATCATCGAGGCGAATAAGCGGCTAGCGTCGAGCTGGGACGGGTGGAACCGCGACAGGAGCATGCGTTTGGCGGCCCGGATCACGCCCGAGATCCAATTGGAATGGCTGCAAAAATTTGGCGTCCGCAGTTGGGATAAGAACCATCGCAAGGCTGTCCTGCGCCTGCTGAACAGCAACGAGTACCGTTATTTGAGGATCGGGAACTTCATCATTTGAAGCCCCTGCCTTGCCCTGCCGCGCCAGGCCCGGCCATGCCGAGCCTTACCTCACCTTGCCTTGCCCAGCCCCGCCTCGCCCAGCGGTCCCTGCCAATATCACGCCCCGTTTGCCCCAGGCAACAAACTCGCTGATGCTGGAGCATTAAATATGCCGCTGGATTCCTACCAGAACTTGAAGTTAACGGTTTTGGATTGGCTCGCCCGGCCGGCTGACCCGCTGGTCGCGCCCGCGGTTCCCGACATGATCGCGATGTTCGAGGAGGAAGTCAGGGACCGCCTGCAGGTCCGCTTCACCGAGAAGACCGTCGCGGTGATCCCGATCCCTGGTCAGGACACGATCCCGCTGCCGCTCGACTACGGCGAGCTGCGGACGTTGTGGATCAATACCGCTTTCGGCAAGCGGCACTTCACCTACCAAACGCCGCGCAATCTGGACACGAACCTCTATTACACGCCGAATTACCCGGCCGCCTTTACCATCGAAGGGCTTAACCTGCGGATTGTCGGCACGCCTGCTGCAGATACGACCGGCGGCGCGGGCGACGAGATAACACTGACGCCATCCGCGACGGCGACCATCCTCGCCGACAGCCGTATCGTTGCCACGACCTATATCGGCCTGATGCCGCAGTCGTCCAACGCTGCCGACGCGCTCGCTGCGTTATGGGTGGTGCCGAGCGCGGGCGCCGCGGTCATCCACCACGCCTCTAGTACAAATACCGATCAGACCTTTGCTTACAGCCTCGCCAATTTTGAGGGCGCGATCGATACCAGCGTGGTGAATACTGGCGAGGCGGGCCAAATCTACCTCGAGTACCTGTCGGGCATCCCGCCGCTCAGCGATGCCGCCCCGACCAATTGGTTGCTCAGCGAATATCCCAGCGCCTACCTCTGGGGTACGCTGGTCAATGCCGCCCCCTATATCGGGGACGATCCGCGAATGCAGATCTGGGGCACGAACCGCGAGGCGGCGATCGAGCGCATCCGCCTCGCCGATCGGCGCGCGAAATACCCGAGCGGCTTGATGATCCAGACCGACGTGCGGAACCCCTGATGGCTGGGTTGCTAGACCCGCCGACGCCTTATGCGGGGATGATGGGATCGGCTGATGAACAAATTCCGTCGTTGCCGCCGTGGCTGCCGCCGGATGTACAGCGATACATGCAGACCGCGCCTTCGACCGGCGAGGGTGAGATGCCCGCGCCGGGGCCTTGGCCTTACTCTTACCGGGGGCTTATGGATGAAATGCTGGCGCGCATAGGCCGACCGCAGAATGATTACATGCTGCAGCAGCACATGCGGAACCAAAGAGGGGCGCAGGATTATCCACGCGATGAGGGCGGCGCAAGGGATTACCCGCCGGCAGTCTCGCCGCCATCGACGCCTTTTACCGACCTGATGCAACGCCTGCTGGGCAATCGGGTGCAGATGTAATGGCAATTCTCCCCTTTGGCGAATGGCTACCCGATGGGCCGGCCTTTGGCAACCCCGGCACCGTCACGGCAACTAATGTGGTGCCACGCACCCAGCGGTCCTATACCTCTTTCCCGTCGCCGGTGCCCTATTCAGCGCCGCTGCCGGCCCAGGTCTGCGGCTCATACGGCTATCGCGACGCTATCGGGCATGTCTACAATTTTGCCGGGACGCGACAACGCCTCTATTGCCAACAGACCGGCTCGCCCAACTACGCCGACATAAGCGGCCCGGGCGCGCCCTATAATACGGAGGCGCCGTTCGACGGCTACTGGCAGATGACCTCTTTTGGCAAGAGGATCATCGCCACCAATTACGATGACCCGGTCCAGACCTATTTGACCGGCACCGATACGACTTTTAGCAACCTGGCGGCGGCGGCGCCGCGCGCGCGGTTCGCCGCCGTGATCCGCGACTTCCTCTTTCTCGGCAACACCTACGACAGCATTGATGGCGCGGTGCCGTACCGCCTGCACTGGCCGGCGATTGGCGACCCGACCAACTGGCCGACGCCGGGAACCAATACCGCCATCCAATTGCAGCGTGATTTCCAAGATCTGGTGCAAACCGATGTTGGCGAAATCACTCAGATCGTCGGCGGGCATCTCTCGGCGGCTGATGGCGCCGTGCTGTGCGAGAGGGGCATCTACCGCGTTCAGTACGCTGGAAGCCCGGACATCTTCTCATTTCAGCTTGCCGAGGGGGCGGCCGGCACCGACGCATCGCTGTCGGTGGTCAATCGCCGCTTGCCCGACGCCAATGGGGTTGTCCGCTCGGTAATCTACTATCTCGGCAGCGATGGCTTTGGTGCGTTCGACGGCGCCGGTTCGAGCGGCATCGGTTCGCAGAAAGTGGACCGAACTTTTTTCAACGACCTCGATGTGCAGTATTTGCAAGCCGTGGCGGGGACCTGGGACCCGCTTCGCAAGCTGATCCTGTGGTTCTATCACGGGCGCCAGCATGGCGGTCTGTACAACCGCGCCATCATCTTTAATTGGGAACTGTCCCGCTGGTCGCTCATTGATCTGACGCCGATCCCGGTCGAATGGGCCGAGCCGAGTACCTACACCACCGCAGGCTACACGCTCGATCAGCTCGACGCGGTCGGCAATCTGGACGCGCTGCAATTTTCGCTTGATAGCCGAGCCTGGACACAGAGCA